ATGATAAAATTTTTATTTGAGGTGATCATATTGGTATTTAAAGATAGACTAAAAGGACTGCGAGAAGATAGAGATCTAACTCAAGACCAAATAGCAGATATTCTCAATATAACACGTTCTGCCGTAGCTAACTATGAAAACGGTATTCGTGAGCCAGATATTCACTTATTAATTAAAATATCTGACTATTTTAATATATCCCTAGACTATCTTTTATGTCGCACTAATAAGATGGAACCATTCTATAAAAGCAATAAAAAACCTAGGCTATGACTTAATATTACACTAAAAAGTTAAAAAAATCACACATTTGTTTTTTACAGTAATTATAGATTTTCGACATTCATAATTGTATTTAAATTACTGTATAATTATATATTTTTATACATGTTATTATAAGGTAAGTATCATAATCATTTACAAACGTTTTTTTATAGTTATGTAAACTTTATTAAATATGCTTTTAAAATTAAGTAATTTAAATACAAGATGTGTAATTTCAACCATACAGTAATTTTATAGTAAAACAAAAACTCTAAAGGTTAACCCTCTAGAGTTTTTGTGCTTAATTTATTTTTACCAATTTAATAACTTTATTATTTTTAGGATTAGACAAGTAAAGAAATCTTTCTCCTTTTTCTACTTTATTTAATTCAACCCATACAGGTTTTGCCTTATCTAGGCAATACATAAAATATCCATTCTCCTTACAATTATCTTCCGCTGGTGCAATCGCATTGGCTACACCAACAAATCTAGTTGAAGCTCCTATTAGTAAGCCTGTTAATAAACTTATAACCACCTTTTTCATTTTTAGTCCCCCTGTTCCTGTTTTAACAACTCTTCTCTTTCTTTTAATAGATTCTTAAATTCTTCTATATCTTCTAGTGTTGCTTTATTTCTTATAAAACTTCTAGCGCTGCTACGACTTTTCAAATAACTAGCATACTCTCTATTTTTCTTTTCCCAGTTCTGATTTGCTATTGTCTGTTTAGATTTTCCCACTTGAAAACCTCCTACATAACTATTTTGAATATCAAGCATACTAATAGAGCTATTACAATTAATTTTATGGATATCTTTAGTATTAATTTAAATAATATTTTTAAATCTTTACTCATATTAATTAAGGTGGTATTATAAGAATGAGGGAGGAGTTTTCCTCCCCTGTGTTCATAACAAATCATATAATTGTTTAAGCAACATTATTATGATTGTTATTTTTACTAGTAGCTTGATGACTATTCCCAGTAGTTTATCAAGCTTTTTCAATTTTCTTATTAATTTGACCACCTTTTTTTCTCACCTCCTTACAATTATAATTATACTACACGTAGTATAATAAATCAATACCTTTTTATGAAATATTTATATGAATTATAATAATTTTTCCAATAGAAAAGAGAGTACTTCCATTATAGAAGTACTTTTAAAACTATTTATTATATATTTCTAATTGATTAATTTTTCTACATCTGGATATAATAAAAATAGACCAATACATAGCACCAATATATTAATCCATACAAAAAGAACCCCTTTTATTGGGTTCTTTTTTTAAGCAAGGAGGTTGCCTAAATTATTGGTAAGCCGTTATATCTAATATTCTACAAATGTTAAAAAATTCCTTTAAATAATTTAAGGATAAACTTCCTTAAAAAATACCATCCAGTGCATCTTCAGCTAGCCTATTTTCTCCAATATCTCACCTTCAGTTTCAATATAATTACATAATTTTTTTACGGAAGATTCTTTATCGATATTATGTATCTCTAAATTGCAATATTGATCTTGAAGATATCGTAATAAATTATATGTTCCCTCATCATCCAAAATATCTGACTCTTTATAAATTAGATGTATTTTTGTATCTTCAAATCGAGCATCTAATAATAGCTGTGTTTGAGAAAACCACTCTGTATTTTTACTTTTAGTATCTATCCTTGGTATTGTTTGCATATAATTCCACATACCATTTTTAAATGTGAAATCTATTTTAACTTCAAGATCATCCAAATTCTTTATCGGTTTTACCTTTAAATCTGATTTCACTCGCTTATTCAAAACTTCATTTTCAGCAAATATCTTTTTTAAATATTTTTTTGCGGTTAATGTATTAGCTTTTTTAGTATTAGTGTGATTATTTCCCACATATCTTTTTAAAATTGTTTCAAATAGCTTATCTTCATTACTAGTATAAGCAACGTTAGGCATGGATAAAAACATTTCCTTTTTTTCAAATTTAGAATACATTTTTTTTATAAAATCTTCTTGAAAATAAGAACCAATGTGAGTATTTCCAACAACACCAGACATATCATCTTTACTTTTCTCTAAATAATATTCTAATATTTCCTTATAAGATCTATATAAATCAACCTGAGATATGTTATCCATAATACATTTTATTTTAGGTGACTTTTCATCCAACAAAAATACTTTACTTTAGTTTCCTTAAGATTATGGAATAGTAATCCTACATTAATTATTTCTCCTTTTAATATATCAGGTGAGTATCTTATTATGCTATATAAGATTTCTTTCTTCGCAGGTTTCATATCTTAATATTCCTCCTCTATAATTAGTAAAAGCATTATTGTTTGCTAACATCTGTATAATTTGTTCTACTGTATCTTTTTGTTTCATTAAGAAATTCGTATAATAAATAACTTGCATTTCTTTATCAATATACCAATCACTAGGTATATTATTGCACCATTCACGTATTATATTCTCATTAATACTTCTCATTTTAATTATTATATCACTAAACGAATGATTTTGTACATCTTCTAAATTCACGTAATTTTCTAAAACACCAAATATTGTTCCAGACCCAAATGGCCCACTTCTTCTAATTTCGTTTAATATAATAGTACAATACCATGCTACATATTCTTCAGTTATCTGTTTAATTCCCAAACAGTCAATTTTATATTCATTCCAAATTGGGCCAAAAAATGCATGTCCATGATCTATAGCATATATATTCCTCATATCTTTTTTTCTCTATTAACTAAAATATTTCCTGTATTTATATATCTATCAAAATTAGCTATTAGTAAATCAAATGCCAAAATCTTAGGAATATCTTTTTTATTTTCTATGTTTTTAAAAAACTTATTCCATGATTTCGATATATATGGTTTATTCATATTGGCTAATTCCCTATAGTTATCAATATAATTATTTTCTATTTGTTTTAATTTTTCAGTGCCAAAATATTTTCCAGCTTTAAACCTATAAGCAAATCTTATGGTAGGATCACCCTCAATTAACGTACTATCTATTAGTGCTATTACAGCCTCAGGCATAGGTACATCTAAAAATTTACCAATTTGAAATGCTAGTAGTTCATTTACAAACATACAATTATATTTAACTAATTTTCCATCTTCATCTACATCTTCATTTTTTAATATATATTCATTGTAATCATTACCAATAACTAATGCTGGTCTCGTAACTCCCTCACCCATAGGTTTTAAAAAAAGTTTCAATTTCAATTTCCTTCATTTCTTAATCCTCCCATATATTCTTTAAATATTATGGAATATATGGTATAATGATACATATTTCATAATATTTATTTATTGTTTTAGAACTTACGTGCTTCTGACACTTGATAAGTTCTTTTTTATTGTATAATATTTCTAGTTTTTAGACAAGCTTTCCATATTATTTCATATTAATTTGTAGAAAAATAAAAAAGAGGTACTACCATTACAGAAGTACCTCTAAAACTTATTTATTATAATTTAAAACTGCTTGCATTGTATAATATCTATTATTTCCAGATATTAACGTTTTTAAATAACTTGTATATTGCTCTTTTTTACCTCCCACACCTATAACATTTTCTACAACGCTATAATCGAATGACCTTGCACCCCAGATTGTAGGGCAATTAAGCTTGTCTGCTAAATATTCTGCTGCTCTAGCATCTGCAATATTATTATATACTACTAAATTTTTCACTTTCTTTTCCTCCTCTTTTTTATTATTTATAAAAATACCATTTTCAAAATTATTTAAATCCACTCTAGTATTTACACCATTTATACGCCCATCTTCTGTATACTGGTGTCCCACTACTGTAAATCCAGTAGCCATTGGAGAATTTACACCATAATGAGCTATCCAGCCTTTGTATTTCTTTACCCTACTATCTAAATTATCCCTACCAAAGCAACCTCCTGTATATATTAAACAGTCATAGCCACTAAGAGCTTTAAATTTAGTTAAGAACTGTATGCATCTATCTGAAATTGCTTTAACACTTCTACCCATACTATTAGTTTCTATATCTAATGTAGGTATTATATTAAATTGTTTACCTTTTATAGCGTTCCAGAAGTCCACCGCTTGTTGTGTTGGGTCTGTTTTTTCTGACATGAAGTGATAGAAACCAATGTTTAATCCCTGTGCTTTTGCTCCATTGTAGTGCTTATTTAAGCAAGGATCTACATAATCTACTCCCTCAGTAGCTTTTATAATTACTATATTGCAGCCACTAGACTTTACAGCACTAAAATTTACTGTGCCATTATGCATGCTTATGTCTATTCCTTTAGCCATCTTATAACCTCCTTAAAATTAAAAAGAACAGGCATTAATCCTGCTCTTTAATCTCTTTCTTATTGCCTTCCTTAAGTTGTACTAGCATTTCTTTTAATTGTTCCGGTATTGGCACACCTGCTCTAGTTGCATTTTCTAATATGCTTATACCTTCCATAGATGCATAGAAAAATATAACCATACTTCTAATCATGCCTTGTGCTCCAGTAGCATTATCTACAGACACCCCAACTCCAACAATTATAAGTATTATTATTTTTTTAGCCAAACCTTTAAATCCTGCACTAGAACTTAAACTCTTGTCTTTGCCTGCGCAAATTAATCCACTTATATAATCTAGGACCATAAGTAGTAATAATGTCTTTAATGCCATATCTAATCCTCCAAAGAAATAATTTGCACAAGCTCCTAATCCTGCTATAATTGTACTTAATATTTTATCCCATTTCATGTTTTAACCTTCCTTCTTTTATTAAAAATAGGCAAAAATAAAAAGACCTACATGGTCCCTACTTTGCCTTTATAAAATTTATTTTATTGTGTCGCTTTATTTATCTATTGCGTCTTAATCATATCTTCTTTTTCTTCTACAGTTATCCATTTAGCTGTTACGAATATATCTAAATCTTCTTTTGTATAAAGTCCCATACCATAATATTCTTTAATAAATTTAAGCATTTATATCTCCTCCTAGTTCTGCTATTTTTAATAGTAAAGATGAGTTTAATTCTTTCTGTTTATTTAATTCTATTTGCATGTTCGCATTATCTTTAAGCAATTTTGCATTTAATTCTACCTGTTGTTTTTGTTGCTCTAATCCTTCATCAGATTTTGGGACATCTTCATATTCATAGAATATTTCTTTTTTATTGGATTATAATACATTATAGCTTGTTTATTTTCTATATACTTTGATTCTGGTATATTTTCTATAAGAACTCCTTCTTGTTCTAATTCTTCTTTTGTTTTATGCAAACCGTTAATAGGGTCAAAAGGCATATAGTGTATGAATCTTACCTTCAATTTATTTTCTTCAACCTTTTCAAAGTTACTTAAAAATATCATAATTTTACCTCCTATAATAATGGTGATACTATATTACCACACATACAATCACTACCTTCAGTGTGTAATACTACACCTAAGTCATGCTCATTTTCTCCAATTGCAGCATTTTTATTTAAATCAACTAATTTATCATATGGTTTCATAACTTCTACTGATTTTATTAATTTTCCAGTATAATCATAAATTTTAGTACTGTTTCCTATATCAAATATATGATTGTAAGATAAACAAGGATTATCTAAATTTAAGGATATTTCTTTTATTTTGGTAGATAAATTTAAATCATAAGTTGATATAATACACTCACTTTCTTTAGTAAATAAAATAATCCAATTATTATTAACTAAAAGCATTTGATATGGCATATACCCTGCGGGTGCTATATCAAATGAACTTATTATATCATAATCATATCCATTACTTCGACTAGTTGATATTTTTAATATAGATGATAATTTAGTAGAGTATCTATGTTCACCTTTATAATATAGAATTCGACCAGTATTAAAAGGTACTGGAAAGTAATTAGGTTTAGATTTATTATAATCATAATAATATCTAATCCCATTACATTCAATGTTGTAACTTGAACCAGTCCTTCCCGTAAGAACATATCCACCTCCAGGAATAGAATAACCAGAACTAGTCTCATAACCAATCTTTGTTGTAAGGTTTAAAATAATCCCATATTTCATAGGCTTTACATTTCCCTTAACACCATTAATAGTAATTCCTTCTTTTATATTATTAGAAGTTAAATTACTTAAATCTAATGTTCCAACTAATCCAGTATCGTCATCATTGCTAAATATTTTTCCTGCTAGTACATCTTTAGCAACAGCATTTCCTTCTGCACTAGCCTTGATAAAAAAACAATCTTTAGTAGCATCATACCAAACTGAAACTGCTTTTCCTGTAACTAAATTAGGTGCAGTAGTTGTATTAGGTTTATATAATTGTTTTCCATTTATAGTTGTAGCATTTTTATTATTATTCTTATTTACTATAAATGTTGTAGCATATCCATTTACTAAAGTAGACAAATTTAAACTTATTGCATTTGCTGTTCCTCCAGCTGTTTGATATGTCGTAATATCAGCCAAATCCGACTTAATATTGGTTATACTTTCTTCATTTTTTGTTATTCTTTTGCCTAAATCGTCCATACTACTAGTTATTATTTCTATATCTTTTTTGTGGCTAGTATAACTGTTGGATCTACTTTTAAAGTTACACTAGATGTATTACTTACTTCTAAAATTGTTCTTATAAGTATATCTTTACTACTTCCATCTTGTGTTAGTGGTTTATATGTTTCTGGATATTTAGCAATAGCTACAACATTATCTTCATCATCCAGTATTGCGGCTTCTCTTATCATAAACCCACCAACATTGCTAGGCAATAGTACCTCTATAATTATCCAATTGGGGTTATTTTCATCTATCGAAATAGAGTTTATATTTCCCTCCCATACCTTATGTTTAAGCTCTGTCTGGTCTTCTGTTGGGTTATAATAACTTCCGTTACTATCTCCAACTTGTAGCTTACAAAAATTAACCTTAGTTCCTAGTGCTGTTGAATTAGCTATTTTTGCTTTACCTATTTTAGTTAGTATTGTATAAAATTGTTCTACCATTAATTAAGCCTCCTTTCTAGGATATATTGTTATATTTTCTACTCCTGTATTACTACCCATAGCTATATTAACTTTACCTTTAGATGTTATATCTTTAGGCATCCATGGATAAACAGTTATTTCTTCACCACTTGTTATAGCACTAGCATAATAAATACTAGTACTTATTTTCTGGACTAAAGTAGAACTTAACATCATATTACATGGAATAATATATCTAAAGTTGTCTATTATTTCATTAAACATACTCCAATCAAAAGTGTTTATTTCAACTTTTAATACATATTCATCATTAAGTACTTCAACTTTATAATTTCCTTCACCAAATAAAGTTTTTAATTTATACTCCAAAGACCTATGAGTTATCGGCATCTTATCCATTTTTCTATTTTTAATTCTTAATTTTCTAAACTCCAATGTATCATTTACTAAATCAGCTCTAATTTTGAATAGTGTTTCTCTATGCTTTATTCCATACTCTGTTGCTGTGTCAATAAAATTTTCTTTTAGAATTCTTTCTTGTCCTTTTTCTAATAGCTCAAGCTCTACATCTTCTGTAGCCATTATATTTTTAAATTCTTCTATATCAGATATTTGTGGCGGTAAAAAATCAATTAATTTCTTTTTCACTTAATACCACCTCTTTCAATATTGGAACTTCTTCAGTTCCTAAAGTTAAATTTTCCTCTTTACCATTTATCTTAGTATTAAATAAATCTGCTACACCTTCTACATTCAAAACTCTAGCTTCAATCTGACTTATTCTAACTATTGTATTATCATCTTCATGCCATTGTTTTCTAAGTTGTTTCAGATATTCATTTATAATTTTTTTAATATCTTCTTGAACTTGGCCAATAGTAAGTCCTCTCTTTAAAAGTATGTTTGTTTCTATAGTTATCTCTATATCTTTAGCACCTAATACAGTAACAACATGACCTACTGGAGCAACACCAAAACCTTTGCCTTTATTTTGTACTGGATCTAAAATAGTTTGTACCTTATCTATTAATTCTGTTGTAGGAACACTATAATCACTATCCAAAAATACTATTTTTACAGTTCCACCACCATTCCATATAGGAAATACCTTTACGGTTCCAACACCTTCAATAGCCCTAGTATTAATTTTATAATCTGCTATATTACCTCCATAAGGTTTTTCATTTAAATGCTCTATATATCTATCATATAGACTCTCGTTACTTTCAACATCTTCTCCTGGCATAATAAGTTCTCCTAATGTAGCAATAGAAAGTTCTTCAATATATTCAATTGGTATTAATGGTCCTATTATAGAGTTTCCCTCTATACCTGTTGTTTCACATTGCATTTTATATAAACCAGTAGAAATTTTTTCTACTGCAATAAAATTAAAATCTTCTATAGAAAATCTACTATTCAAAGGAATGTCCATTAATTCATTTTCTTCGTTATAAAAGTATCCTTTTTTAATTGCATAAGTTGCTTTTTCTCTTTTAAGGCCTTCCTCTGCAACTCTTAAATCCAAAAGTTCATCTGGCATATCAGGGCTTGCAAAAGTACATTTTAAAAAATAATCCATATCTGAATACATTTTAGCAACTTCTTGAGCTGCTGGTGCTAAAGCATTATAAATTATAGAACCTTCTCTTTTGTCTAAATCATTAGATATTTTATTCATCATTCTATCTAAATCACTTCTTCGGTTTGATCTTCAAACAACTACTATCTCACCACACTTTCAGTAAATTCTCCATAAATAGAAAAGACAGTGAATTCTACAAAAATACCGTCTCCATTGTATTTAAATATAAAATTATTAACATTATTAATCCTATCATCTTGGCTTAAAGCTTCTCTTATTCTTCTTTTAAACTCACTTTCTGCTATATCCTTTTGCCTACCTATAAGTCCATTAAGTTCACTCCCATAGTTCCAACTATAGATAAGATACTCATATCTTTCAGTTCCTAATATCAATTGTATTGCTTGTTTCAAAGCTTCTTTACCATCTGCAAATCCTACTATTCTATTATCTTTAATTTTATAAGTTTTTGTTGGTTCGATTATTTCTTCCACTTCTACATCTTCATCAAGTATTGCTCCTTGTGGTAATATACTAACCTCACTCACACCTACACCACCTTATCTAAGATTACATACTGTTGTCCACCTTGAACTCTTAAAAGTAATACCTTATCTCCTTGTTTTAAACCTTCTCTAATTAATAATTTATCTAAAGATGTTCTCAGGTTTCTTTCAATAGAATCATTTATATAAGTATGAGTATGTTTTAAATCTACTTCATATTTAGTTAAGCTTTCAGGAACAATGAAAAAATCTCTATCTAATATAAGCTTTTGATCTACCTTTATTTTTAAATACTCTGCATTTATAACTTCACCAAAAGTTATTTCTACAGGTTTGCCAGCTCCCACTGCTCCCATACTTGCTTTTTTAATTGTATCTATCATTCCCATATCTACACCACCTTTAAATCAAAATCCATTACAAGTTGTCCTTTAGAAAATTTATGTGTAGCTTCTTCTATAAGATAATACTGTTTTATTCCCTTTTCTTTTATGTCTACATACACACCGCTACCAGCTCTTAATTTTAAATCTGCTGCTATATCTGTACTAATGATATCTTTTAATTTTAAAGTCTTAGTTTCTCTATTCTTAAGCTTTAATGCAGCGTTAACCATTTCTTGAATTTGTGCTTTATTCATTTTTTCATCCACTTTTTTATAATATTGAAGTCTTCCCCACTTGGCTATATTCCTACTATCTTGTGCTATATAAACATCTCTGCCCTTAGTATCTTTATTATCTCTTACTATTTTAACTCTATTATAAGTATCACTATCTATACTATTTTTCCAATCGTAATCACCTAAGTTATTATCATCACTAATAACTACAGGTTGCTTCATGTTATTTATATTTTTTAAGTTTAAATATCCAAAATCATCATATAATGTATAAGTTCTTTTATTATTCATTAGGGTTTTTTCTAAAGAACTATATATTATATCTAGTAATTTTTTATCATCTTCTAATAACTGTGGTATAACATATCCCGTATCTTCTATAGTTCCTACTCTCAATCCTATATCTTTAGCAATTTGTATTAAGATTTGGCTTGCTTTTTTATTTTTAAATACATAAGTATCATTAAATAAAAGATATCTTAATTGATCATAGGCAGTTATTTTTGTAATTGGATTTTTACTTCCTCCATTTTCAAATGCATATCCATAAAACACTGGATTATTATCTACTTTAAAGCTTATTACATCACCATTATTTATAGTAATTTGCTTATCTTTTAATATTTCAAAATCCAAACTAGAGGGCTTATCTTTTCTTTTAGTTTTCCAGGTAACTTCACTTGTTAATTCAGATATATCAAATACATTTCCATCTTTATTATCCAGTAACAATTGTATATTCAACCTATCACCACCTATGGAAGCCTTAAAACTTGTCCCGAATAAATTTTATTAGGATTCTTAATCTTATCTTTATTTAGATTATAAATTTGTGGCCACTTATTACCATCACCTAAGTACCTTTTAGCTATATGCCACAACGTATCATTACCGCTAACTGTATGTGTTTTAGGTTTATTAGTATTACTTGGTCTTGTAGCCTTGGAATTCGCTATTACTTTCTTTGCAGATTGATTAGCTGCAGTTTTTGGTGTTACTATAACTACTTTTTTAGCAGCATAGTTTTTATATCTTTTTAGTTCTATAGAATAATGTATATCTCCAACTTCTCCACCTTCTTCGCTAGGTTTAAAATTTTCTATAGTAAATAGATCATTGATTTCTAAAGGGCTACCAGTAAAGATAAATCTTATCTTTTGTTTTTTATCTCTCCATTCTCTAATTTTTGCAATATAAAAGCTCGGTTCAAATAATTGCTCCGAGCTTACATAAGGACCTTTATGCTTGGGAAAGAAACTTTCAAAACTTATTTCCATCAACTTAGGTTTATTTATTGTATTAATTTCACCTAAATTAATTATATCGTATGTTTTATTATTTCCATCTTCATCAAATTCAATTTTCTCTGGGAGTACAGGGAGTACGAAGCCTTCTTCACCATTATTAATTCCTAAATATATTTTGTAATCCATTTAAGCATATACCCCTTCCGCACTATTGACTAATTCATTTTCCATGTAGTTCTCTATCTTAGATATTATTTTGTTTATGTCTGCTTCTTCTTTAATATCTCCGGTAGTAACTTGCACTGTTGGAGTTAAAGTTACGAAGTTTTGTATACTTTCCATTTCTGCTAAATCTCTCATCATTTCTAAGTGTTCATTGCTAATGTCTATTTTATCGTCTATATTTTTAAGATGATTGTTAGCATCTTTCAATCCTTTGTTTCCACTTGGGGATTTACTACCTTTATTTTTACCATCATCTCCTGCAGTTCCTAATGTTCCTGGTCCTTGTGCTTTATTCCATGCCGCCATATCTGGCATTTTACCCATGTCTGGAATATTACCCTTATTAAATATATTTCCTAAATCAAATTTATCACCTATGTTTTTACCAACGCCATACCCTGAATCATATGCCTTACCATATTCAAACCTATCTAGATGCATTGCAGAAGAATCCATCTTTTGAAATTGAATTTTAGGTTTACCAACTAATTTATCAACAGCACCCTGAAGTCCATTTTGCCAATTACCTACTGCATTGGCAAGATTAGAGCCGAATATCGTATCTATAGCAGATGCTATACTTTTAAGTATCCCTAAAACTTCATCCGCCATTGCTGCAAATAGCCTAATTATAGAACCTATAGGATCATTAAATACATTAGCGAAGAACTCTGCAAATGCACTGAAATGATTATAAAACAAGGCTATAATATCAACGACTAAATTATAAAATGCCACAAATAAATTTCCTATAAAAGCAAGTGCTACCATAAATGATCCTGCAATAATACCAGTTGCTGAAACACTTGTACCTGCGAAATGATTTACTGCTGCCACTGCTCCATAAAATAAAGCTATTAATATAATTATTGCAATAATAATCCATGTTAAAGGGCAGGCTAATAATGCTGCATTTAATCCATCTTGAGCTATTATTAAGGCAAGAATAGCGGCTGTTTCTGCCCAAGACGCAATAGTGTGGGCAATCTTAGCAATAGTAGTTTGTATAGTTGTTAACCATGCAATTCCCATTGTCGCATTATAAGCTATCATTGCAAATACAATTCCCCAAATGATAGGACTAATTATGCTCCAATTATCAATAAATGTTTGACTTAATGATGTAATAATATCCATAGCTTCCATCGTTAAATTCACAATTATATCTAATCCTACGCTTATGCCATTAAAAAAACCTTCAAAACTTCCATTTTTAAATCCTTCATTTATTCTGCTAAGCAAAGGTTTTAAAACTTCTAACGCAGTTTCACTTGCCTGTGCAAACGCAGTTTCTATGTTTGATTTAAGGTTATTAAGTTGAGCTATCGCGGATTGATTAAATTCTTCCAAAGCTTTATCACTAGCACCTTTTTTAGCTAATAATTCATCAAACTTGCTTATAAACTCATCCATACTTTTAGATGCCTTTAATATTTCTGCATCAGCTTTACCAAATCCAAATCTACTCTTTAGAGACATAAAGTCTCCACCTAAGGCTTCTTTTAATGCAAATCCAGCACCTTCTAATCCCTGCGTTGGATCTAAGAACGCCAATTTTTCAGCTGTCTTATTTAAGTCCATAAGTTTATCTGTATTTTTCGTAAATTGAATAAAACTCCTAGTTATAGTATTAAATTCTTTTAACCCATATACACTCTCATTGGCATATTTATTCAAACCTCCAAAGAAAGCTTTACCTATATCTTTATTACCTAACATACCACTTATAGTTATTAATTGTTGTTCTAACCTTGCTCCCCCACCTATAGTTAAGTCTAATCCTTTCTTAGCAGCTTGAAACCCTAAATAAGCACCTACCAGATTCTTTGCTTTGCTTATCAACCCATTGGCTTCGCTAGATCCTCTATTAAAAGAATCATTCAATTTATTTTGATTATTTTGAGCTTTCTCCTGAGCACTAGCTAATTCTTGCAATCCAGCTGAAGCTCTTTGAATTGCTCCCCTCGCAGTGTTTAAAGAATTAGTTATTCTTATATCTTTATTTGCAGCATTATTCATTTGGTCCATAGCACTTATTGTTAAATTTAAAGCTTGCGTAACTTGTTGGAGAGGTCTCGTCATTTGATCAAACATTTTGAGTGCAGTAGATACTGTTGCCATCTATTCACCCCGCTTTCAAACAATAATAAAAGCACCTACATTAAAGTAAGTGCTTTAAGTTCTTATATATAATTTTATCTAACAACGTATTTAAATTCTTTATTATTTGCGTTTATTAAACAACTAATGATTTATTATCTTTCTCTATTTCTTCTGGAACTTCAGCTATAAAGTGAATCATTCCCTTTTCAATGGTTCTATTGGTGTTATATTTGTATAAGTAAAATTTGTACCCTCATCTTTCTCTATTGCTGAAAATGTCTTGTACTCATATTTATTATCATAAATAACTTTAACTGATAAAAACTCATCTGACCTTTTCCCTTCTGTCAAAAGGCTTTTTACATCTATTACCGTATCGAAATAAACTGTTCCTGGTTCTTTTGCTTCATAATAAGTATACATATTCTTAGGATTAGGTGGATTTATTCTTTTACCAAATTTAGTATCAATAACTGTAAATTCGCAATAATCTTTTATTTCATTTACTTTCTCTTTATCGATAATGTCTTTCTTATCATCCTTTTTACTTGTCTGAGCTTTTTTCTCTGTGTTATTTTTAGAAGCTGTTTCTGTAGAAACTTCTTGCCCACATCCACTCATTGTTAATAAAAATACTCCAATAAAAATAGTGCTTAATATTTTTTTCATATGATTACAACCCCTTTATTAAAAATCACTTTAATAATAACAAATATTGGGGTTTGTTTCAATATTATCTTTTTCTTTTAGTTTTATCCGCTTGTTTCTTTTCATTCTCTATATGCAAATCTATGGAAGCATATATAAAAGCCCTTTCTTTTCTATTCATATTTATTAATGTACTAGGAAGAATTTTTAATCGGTGGAGGGCATAATGAGCATAATTGGCTTCACCATCCCCTCCCTTGATTAGTTTTTGCTTCTTCTACTAACTCCTGCATACCTTTATCGTATCCATTTATTTCTATAACAGTGCTTGACCAGTCTGCATACTCACCATCAGTCATTCTTGACTTCATTGCATTTAAAAGCTCCTCTGCGCCCATTACTCCCCAAGCCTTTTGTAGTTCTGAATTTTTTAAATCCGGATGCATCGTAGTTTCTATTATCTGATTACTTACAAACTTATCTTGGTCAGTTTCAATCATTTTTTGACCCTTAACTAATTTTACCTTTTTGCATTTCTTTCTAAGTTCGTCACCTTTATCAGCACTTATCGGTTTAAATTTCATTTTCTTCTTTTTGCCACCTATAGTTATTTCTCTTTCTATTTCTTCTACCTCTTCAAAAGAATCCATTAAAAAATCTTCAAAATTATTCATTAATATACTCCTCCTATTAACCTAATACTGGCTTCCCAAATTTATCTAATAAGTCCACATCGTCAAATGTGAATCCCATATCTTCTTCAAGCACCTCAGATTCTACATCAAACATTGCCATGGAAACTTCATCTAAATTACAATCTTTTAAAACTGTAGTTTGTTTCCCTATGCTACTTGTTGGATCTTCATTTGTAACACTCATATCAAAATATGTGTCTACTCCAGTTTTCATATACTTAATCATTAATTCTCTAAACAAAGAAGTCACATAATATACTGTTAAGGTACCTGAACCGCTCCAACCTGCTGCTTTATGTTGTTCTCCTCTTTTTCCTAAAGTTTTTACTTCTGTTTTTTTCTTTTCTACTTTGGATTCTAATTTTTTAGCATAGAATAGTTCTTCATTTCTACCATCTACCGTTAAAAATGCTCTAGCTTCTTGTCCACTTATTGTATCTCCTGCTTTAAGAAATCCCATTTACTATTCCACCTCCACATCCATATATAGTTTTCCATAGCATCTATTGGTTGTACTCCCATTCTAGCTACTACAGAATCTTTATCCTGTCCTCTTTTAATTTCAACATCTTCTGGAACAACATTCTCAAGTGCTCCAATTCCCTGTAATTTTTCTAAGAACTTAATTACATCCTTTTTATATAAATTTCTTCCATCTTCGCTATTATCACCTTTACCAATATAATTGGTTTCCCATAATAGCCTACTGCCATTATTCACTTCAAATAAAGTTCTTACAACTCTATTCTTTCTATAGTCTTTTCCTTTATCTTCTGTAAAACTTTTAAATGTATTAATATCCTGCTCTATTACTACTTTTCTATTACTAATAGTAAAGACTATTTCTCCGTTTAATAAGCTTCTTCTATTTCTCTGTTGGTGTATTTAGTATCTACATCAATGGCACCTGGATATTCTAGATAGGTGTTTGATTGATTTACATTTGCTCCAGCAGTAGCTCCAGTTACAAATGCAACCGCTTGATTGGATTTTATTACTGTATTATCACTTAAAATTACACCGTTTTTAACAGTAATAACATTTTCACTATCAGCTTCGGGATAATTTTCTAGTATCAACTGCACCTGTCTACCATCTTCTTTAAGTCTCTTTATAAATGTAGTTGCCACTGCTTTTAGAGTAGGATCTTTAGTTGGAATACCAATAGCATGAAATTCATAAGGTTCTATAACTGATAAATAATCAGTATATCCTTGATTGGTAACAGTACCATCAGCCCCACCCTTAAGTGGTAATCCAGCGGAGGTTTTTAATTCTCCAGCACCTTTGAAATCAACATAATCATTAGGCTTCAAATCTTCTATAGTTCTAACTAATTGCTTATCCACCTTATTTCCTTCAAATATAGTTATAACTTCAAAACTTCCTACAAAATCTATACTGTTTTGGATTATTATAGTAATATTATTCCCTTTGGTTCCAGTGCATTTAGCATTTATTGTTAGTCCCTCCAATGTAGCAGTGGCTTTAGTACCTTCATTTAATCTATATAAAAGTAATATTTTAGCTTTCTTTAATACTTCTCTAATAAGCAATGCACTTTCATCAGCTACATTTATACCTAATACTTTAGATAAATCATCATCAGCGTGTATTGTTAACACTTGCTTTTCTGGTCCCCATGGTAATTCTAATGGTAAAGTTGCAATTCCTCTTTCACCTATTGGTGTTTGTCCTTGCTTTTTAGACTTAAAATTTATATAAGCTCCTGGTCTAATTTTATTTTGTCTTTCCCAAGTTCCACCAGCCATACTATTTCACCTCTTTCTTATTAAACTTTTCTAATATTTTTTTAACTTCATCTATACTATATTGTCCATCTTTTAATAGCGCTTTAAGTATATCTTTTTCTATTACTGTGAACTGTTTTAAATTTACTATTTGTTCTTTAGTAAATTTAATTTCCTGTTCTTTATCTGCCATTTAAATATACCTCCTGTTTCAATTTATTCATTTTAGGAGCTTCTTCAATCTCTTTTAAAACATGATAATTAAATTGCAACATGAAGTGTAAAACTTCGTCTATAACCTCATGTGTCATTTTACTAGATCTATATAAACTATTATTTACTTTTACATATTCAAGCACTTCATAAAGCTTCTCAACCATATCCAAACAATCTGAATTAATATCTTCCTTATCACTAAAATAATGAATATCAAAAGATATATTTTTCTTATATCTAATATTAAGTTCCTTACCTTGCCCTGAACTTAAAACCTTAATAAAAAAACAAGGCTCCTCAAATCTTGTTCTATTTCTTCTCCATATATATTTATGTTAGGAAATTCTTCATCCAATGCCTGGTTAATTCCTATCCTTAAATCATTTATATTTGCTATGTTATCACCTACTTTAACAACACTTGAGTTGTTATTATAAATAATGCGGTTGCAATAAATATTAATAAATCAAATATTGCGTCTAACTTCTTCCTTTGCTTAAATTCACTTAATGAATGATAAATTACAACAACCATATAAAATAATAACCCTATAGCTAAAAATATCTTCATATTATCACTTCCTTTAAGCTCTACCATTAAGTATTTGATTCAATAATTCTACTTGTTTTCGTTTCTAAAAACTTAGGTAATTGTCTTTCAATCTCTTGCATTGATATTGTGGCCATGAATCTACCTTCAACCCAACCTTTATGGTTTTTAGTTCTATGCCCATACTCAACATAAGAAGCATATTCAGTATTATTAAATATCTCCACTACATAAGAGTCACCTTGCTTTATTACATTTCCTACTTGCCAGTTACGTCTTAAATGTCCTCCTGTTTTAGAGCTACTAGTTGTAAAGTTTACTTCTTTACCATCCTTAGTTGTAAAGGACACTTGATTGCTATAAACACCTACTGGAGTTCTTTTTTTAATCTTTCTTTCAGCTCTAAATGCCATCTCCAACAAAAATTCTCTTATCCACCTTTCAATTACTCTTTCATCAAGTGCCTTTTGAAAACTCTTAGCCATCTTTTTAAAATCGGAGTAATCAAAGTTTGCCATTTTAGCCATTATGCTTTATCCTCTTTATTTAGAATAACTTCCTGGTGTGTATAATAAGGGAATCCTTCTCCAGCTTTATATTTAGTTTTTACATCTAATACATTTGTAACTTCTATAATATCCCCTTGTTTAATTTCTAATTCAGGAGCAATAAAAAGCTTAATCTCATATAAAACTTTGTTTACTGTATCACTTTGATTATTTTTACTTAGACTTTGTTTTGATACTTTGCAAGATTGGTTTTCATACTTAGGCATTGGATTGATTCCTGTTTTAGTTTCTTTAGTAACTGGATCTTTATATTTTTCATATTTATAAATGTTACAAGTACAATCGTACAAGCTTTCAATAGCTTTTCTTGCTTGTTTCTTTGCTTTATTTATCCCCTTAAGCATACTACCAAACCAACTTCCTATATTTATTTAGTTGTGCTTTATAATCCTTTATTAAGCTATCTTTAAATTCAGCAATAGAACTTCTATAACTTACAGAAGTATCTCCCTCACTTATAGAAGAAATAGAACCTAAGGAATTTTCTTCTTCACCTAGGTTCTCATTTCTATACATATCTATGGTCATTTTTAGAACTGTAGTATTTAAAGCTTCTGGTATCTCTTTCATATGACAATAATCTTTTACTATTTGTTCTACATCTTCTAGTGCAAATTCCAATAAAAAATCCTTAGAATCATCATCTAAGGCTATACCTAAAAGTTTCTTTAATTTTTCTAACGGAGTCATTAAACTCATATCCAATCTATTAACCTCTTGAAATAATTCTAGCTATTGCAATAGCTTTATGATCTATATATTGTTTAGCACTTCCTGAACCGCCATCATTAACAAGCTCCCAGTTAGCACCATTAGCAAGTTCTTCATCTGTTGGTGATAATGTTGTTTGAGATTTCTTTATATAAGAAATTCCATAAGGTGCAAAACATTTTCTTTGACGTGAATATAGAGTATCTTGACCACCATTTGTTTTTGGATCTCTTGACATTTCATACGGAACTTTAGCACCAATATTTTCATAGTCAAAAGCTCCATCGCCTAATACATAAGTTGTATATTTTGTATATGCTTCTACATCACCAGTTTTAGCCACTTCTTCTACTGGCATTGAGTCATCAATTAAAACAGTTCTTCCATTCCATGTTGCAAGTTGTAATTCTCTTTCAATACCTGTTTCATCTGTATATTTAAGATATGATAGTAATTTAAGGTTCTCTAAATTAGTAGCAACAGCACTATGCATAATAGCTAAGGTAAATTTAGATTTATTATCACCGCTAGCCTTTTGAATAGCTGTATTTAATGTAGTTGATCCTACAACATTTTTATCATCTGCTAAAGTTGTTATATCTAATGTATGGTTATTAACAAACTCTAAATTTTTAACACCTGTCATTGAGTATATACCCTTTAATATTGATAATAATGTGCCTTGATCTACATCATCCCAATATTCTCCTACTTGATTTCCTACATTATCCATAAAGTTTACTCCGCCAGTTATATCTTCTGAAAAGTCACTTTCTACCCATGCCTTAGCTCTCCCTACAACCACAACACCTCTTTCAAATGTAGTTGTGCTTGTAGCTGTAATATCTGTTTGTCCATCATAATTTAATGCATCACCATCAATACGACCATACATAGGTAATACTGCATACGCAGTTCCTGTTTGTGAACTAAAGGCATTTTTAATTTCTGCATTTCCTTTTAATGCTCTTGATTTTAATAATTCATTTTTCTTTAATTTTGGTACTCTTTCCACATAAGCTCCAAATGCTTGTGGATTAAAACTTTTTGAATCAAATTTTGCCATATTATATTCCCTCTTTCTTTATTTAAATTTGTGCATTAGGATTTTCTTCTAGGTACTTGCATAATTCAGTATAAGACATTTTACTTGTATCTTTTGGTACTGGGTCTTTTATTGAATTATCTGTTGGTTTTATTCCTGAAAATTGTGGTTTTTGTTCTTCAGTAAATAAATAACTATCACTTTTCTTTATTGCTTCTATTTGCTCATTAAGACCTATAAGGCTTTCACCTTCTAATTTAATGCCTTCTAAATTTAAAAGAGCTTTAACAGCCTTTGTATTTCTTACATTGGCACTCTTTAAAGCTCCCTCTAATGCATAATTAAATTGCATATCCTGTATTTTCTTTTCATAGTCTTTAACCTTAGTTTCATAATCAGTAACCTTAGTTTGTAGTTCTTCATTATCTTTATTACTTTTCTTTAGATCTCCAATAGTCGTATTTGCAGTTTTAAGCTGCTCATTTAAAGCATTAAACTTATCTTTAGGTATCCAATTACCATTACTAACTATATCTATCTTGTTATCACCTACATTTTGTATCACTTGGTTATAAAGTTCTTCTCCTAAAAGTTCTTTTAAATCCATATTAAATTCTCCTTTCCTACTAACCTTTTTATACAGGTTGGCTCCTGCTTGTGGTCTTTCAGTTTATACTCATAAATACTAAAAAGAGCAAAATAAAAAAGCCTTATTTCTAAGACTTACGGCTCAAATTCTTTTTATAAGATTATCATAGTTTTCTTTAATCATATCTTCTACAAGATTAAAATACTCTTTATTTGTATTAGGAAAATACTTTTCCAATAGTTCTATAGTTTCTTTATCCCCTTTTGTATATATTGTAGTTAGATTTGCAAATGTTTCTGCTTGTACTTTACCTTTGTCTTTAAAGTATTTTGCAGTATGTCCTCCTGAGCCTGTTAACTTTCCATTCGTAATTGCAACACATATATCTGACAATGATTCGTTCATTTCGCCATTTTCCCTAATATATTTCTTTAAATCATGGCATTCTTCATTATTTATTAATTTAGCTAACGTTCTTTTATCTTTTTTAGTTGCATCTTTCATATAGTAATAACTAGAACTCATTGGTAAACTGTTTTTCATATATTTATCAAGATTTCCTACTGCATCTGCAAAGAATTTAAAATCTTCTCCATGACCAGTTTCGTGAAATAATGTTCCCATATACCCATTCCCTAACTTATTTCTTCTATTTATCATTTTGTTGGGTCTTTCCAAAGATATTCCACCAAATAGGTGATAAGAAGCGTTTCCCTCTGAATATCTTAACTTATTCATTTGATTTTCATGTACCATTAATACTTTTTCATTACCATTTTTATAATATTGATTCATTTCATTTGTAAACTCATTTATATTTAGTTGCTTGGATACATTTTTAATTGTATTTTGTAAGTTATTTTCTAATTTAATATGATGGTATTTTTTACCGGAGTTATTATCAACATTTTCTTTGTACCATTGCTCATAATTCATATTTCCATCTACATAATAAACTTTACCTTCACTATTTCTAGCTATTCTTTCTTCATCTATAGCATCTGGGAAGTGAGCTATAGTAGTAGTTCTACAATTAGGATGAAGCGGTGGAGCATTAACTCCTATTTCTTTTTCAGATACTTTAAATACTTTTCCATCCAATGATCTACATATTTTACTCGTATGTAAATCTAAAGTTGCAAGTATTTCATATTCTTTAACAACTCTACTACCAGCGTAACTATTAAAAGTTGCTTTAGAAACAATATTAGCACTTTCAGTATTAACAAGTGTTCTAGCTCTGTTCTTTGCGACTTGCATTCTTTCAGCTATTGTTTTAGAAGTTTTGTCTATACTATCACCACGAATAAAAGCCTGTGTTAAATTAGTTTGCAGCTCCATTATTAACTTTTCTTTATCATTCCATATCCTACTACTATAGTTTCCACCATACCACGGTTCTGTAATTACTTTATTTATTGTATTAGTATCTAACTTAGCAAAATTAACACCTATGCCTAAGCCTTTGTGTACTTCAAAGATGTTCCTATAATAAGTATCTTCATATATTCCACCTAAGAGGTTTTTAGCTTCACCTTGTTGTCTACTATATAAATCTTCTATACTATTCCTTATTTGAGTTTGTAGAGCTTGTAACCTAGTAACTCTTACCTTATAAGATACATTATTTAATTCTTTTTCCCATTGTAGATTCTTATTTTCTTTAGCTTTTCTAGTAAACTCCTTTAAGTCCATCTTAAATTCACGTAGTTCATTAGAATTTAAAAGCCTTCTAGCTTCTTGCAAAGATATTTCATTATTCTGCGAAAATCTAGAATAGAATACTTCTATATCTTTTTGTATGCTACTTAAAGCTTCCATATACTCTAAGTGTGTAGATAATATATAATTATCCACTTTTTTAAATTGCTTACCAGCTACAACTTCTGAACGTTTTTTCCAGTAATCTCTACTCTTCATCTACATCATCCTTAGGATTATCTTCTAAAGGAAAATTAGGATACATTAATTCACGTTCTTCTTTCTGTTTTTTTATCTTTTCTAGTTCATCCTTAGTTGCCCAAGGATGGTTAGCTACTATTGTTTCATCACTAATAATACCAACACTATTTTGACAATTATTAATACTATCAGTTTCATTTATAAGGGTATCACGATTGAAAATAAATTCTACATTCTCATTAGTAAAATCACCTTGTCCAGTATTAATTAAATGTTGATTCACAAACCACAATAAATATTCAAGTGATGCCTGGAATTCTGTTTCTATTATGTTGCAATCCATATCTAAATCATTATATAAAAACTTAAGAGCAATTCCTGAGGGACTATTACCAAATTTATCTGATTGAGTATCTACACCTCTACCAAACTCATATATATCCTTTCTTGTCTGTTCTATGTGGGTCTTATAAGCTTCAACATTAATTTCTAAGTTTCTCGTTTCTACTCCACCATCACCAGTAACCTTAACGGCTCTATATAAGGATATATTCTTTCTAAACTCACCTAAATTAGTTCCATCATAATCCTTAAGCACATAAATAGAGTTTGGAAGATCCTCTAAGTTATTACTATTGTCGCTTTTATTTCTGTCGTAATCATCTACTAATGATTTAACAAATTTAATAAGTGGCTGTTCTTCATCATTATATTTGAAATATACAAAAGGCACTTTAGACCAGGTAAATGATTGTTTATTTCCTTTATCATCTACCATACTAAAATGCCCTTCATCTTCTGGAGCTTCAACATCAAGTATTAATTTACCATTATCATTAACATATCTTAATACTTGTTTTGTATCCCAGTATTCAACTTTCTGTATTGTTTTCTTGTTGTGACCTTCATATACTATAACTTCATATACTCTTATTAAAGCATCTAATTTAGTGTGGTCACTATCCTTCCATAGTGGAATAATCTCTTCACTAGGTAATCTTTTAAATCGTAGTTCACCATCTGAATTATAATAAATTTGAGCCCATGCTATACCTTTATTAATGGCATCTTTACCTAAATTCTTAAGTAATCTCATAAATGACATATTGAACACATCATCTAATATCTTTTTATATGCTTCATTATCGGTTTGAACAGTTAAAGGCTTACTTAATAAATATCCCACTTTCTGATCCGCAAGCTTTCTAGTAAATTGGTGTACCAGTTTATTATTTGCTAGATTCTGTACTTCTTCTAATTCCCCATTTTCACCTATAGCCATTCTTTTACGCTTAAGTATATCAGCATCACCTTTATAATATCTTTCTCCATCTAACATTAATTGTCTTGTTTGTGAGCCATGCCATTCTTTTATTTCTTCTTGGATAATTTCTTCTAGGCTCATTACTGAATTAGATCCATTACTTAATATCTTATCTATAAAAAACATCTAAACACATCCTTAATCAAATGAAATTGATTTATTCTTTCCTACATTCTCCGCTACACCTGTTGTTGCATCTGGAGCGTCATCATGTTTATTCTTACCTTCTCTTTGATACTTTACCATAGCGTTATAATATTCTGGCCATCTATCTCTCCAGTTAATTGGGTAATATATATGGTCCATAACCCATGTAGCATTAGAAAGTATTCTAGCCTTTTTATTTTTACTTTGATGGAACCATTTAACTTTAGTCTTATTACTACTAAACTTTTCTTTTAATATTCTTTCTACACTTCTAGCAAAACCACGACCACCGTTATTACTCTCTATATCCGCTATGTTAACTTTATTCTCAAATAGCATTTTAGCTGTTGCAGTTTCTGTAACTTCCATAGGCTCTTTAGTATATAAAACATCTAAAACATAAGCTTCTTTGTTATATTCACCATAAACAATACAACATAAATAGTCTGAACCTTCATCAGCAGTGTCTATATAAGCCTTAATTCTAGTAAACAGTGGATTACCATTATTATCTTTAGGTATATATTCATATTTCTTAAAATCACTATACAACCTTCCTTTTAAGTCTATAGGCTCCTGTTGATAGTTAGCACTGGCTATATCCTCACCCATTGCTTTTACTTTATTTTTATAACTCCTATAACTTAATACTTCAGAACATAACATTTGCTTTTTTTCTTTATCAATTAGGGCTTTCATTGAGATATGTTTAACTTTTATTCCTTGTTCTTTATAATACTCTAATGCTCTACCAGCTAAATCACCACTGGCCCATCTAGTCATTATGATTATTATCTTTCCGCCTTCTTCAAGTCTGGATAACATAGTATTAGTAAACCAATCCCAATGCTTTTCCAACACTGCTTCATTGTAAGCCTCTTCTGCATTTTTAATAAGGTCATCTATAATTAGCAATGAAGCTCCAAATCCTGTAGCTGTACCTGTTGGAGAAGTGGCTAAATAGTTATTATATCCACCTTCTAAGGACCATAGGTTCATAGCTCCATCACCATGTTTTATTCTTACCTCTGGAAAAACATCAGAAAATACTGGTTTGTACTTATCTGCTTTTTCCTCTTGAATGGAGTTCCTTACATTCTTGGAAAACATAGTGGATAAAGTTTCATTGTATGATCCTGTCATTATCTTTTCATTCTGATTATTACCAAGAACCCATTCAACAAATAACCCTGCTGTTCTACTCTTTCCATGCCTAGGAGGTTCATTTATTATCATCACTTCTTCATCTGAAGAAAGAAACTCTTGAAATTCATTACATAATTCCACTAAATATTCTCTATCTTGCTTATAAAAGTTTGGTGCCTTTAAATTGCAATAAAAAAAGAACTTACGTCTTGCAAGTTCTATCTTTGCTCCTAATTGTACTAATTCTTTATCCATCTTCTACACCAGCTAGTTTCAATAACTGATCTGTGGTTAAATCTTCAAATGGATTATTAACTTTCATATTGCCATTAACTTCTACTTTATCCCTAAACATTCCTAGGTGCCTACCTAATAACTCTAGAGCCTTTACCTTATCCGCTGTTTCTACACTAATACCAAACTTAGTATTTTTAATTGCTGTTATAGCTTTCTTTTCATTAGTTGTAAGGTCTTTCGTTTCTTTTATTTCTACATCTTTATAAAAAACTTCTTCTTCACCTATTTTATTTCCTTGTTCATCATAAACAGATTTCATATAAGACTTTTTAACTACTTCCGCATAATTAGAACCATTAGATTTAGCTATAGCATAAAGCTCCTTTAAAACAAAGTCTTGAGTTATTTCTGTTCTTTTTTCTCTATCTTTCATTCTTTTATCAATGTACTCTTTAACCTTAGCATTTCTTAGCAATCTATTTCCATTGACCGCTGCGGTTTCATCTTTCCTTATATTTTTATATGCTGCTTTATAAGCTCTAGTGGCATTAAGATCCACTAGGTATTCATCACAAAATATTTTCTGTTTTGGTGTTAGCTTCACAATGCCACCTTCCTTTTTAGATATTGAAAAAGAGCCCTGGTTAAAGGCTCTTAATCTTTAAAATCCTCTTATTATTTTTATATCTTTACTAACAGTATTTGCATAGATTTTATTGCATTGTCTCTTGTTTTATCTTAATAAAATTTTTTCTTTTTATTTTATCTATTTCATCAGCTTTTGAGTTAGGATTTTCCTTTTTAAACTCCATAATATTGTTAGCTACTTTATTAAATTCTTCTTTTGTTATTACTTTTTTCTCTATTAATACTTCAATTAGTGTATCAAGTCTATAGGCATTTACACCAAAAAACTCTCCAAAATAATCAACTATTTCCTTTGTTGTATCTTCGCTCATTTCACACTCTCCTCTCTTCTTATTTATTTCTACATAAAAGAAGAGAATCCTACTACATACATTCAATTTTTTATCGACTATTTACGACTTAGCCACAATATATAGTATGATTTATGCACATTATACACAATGTATTGTGTATAACTTGATTTATTTCTGTCTTAATGCTCCTTTAATTCTTTTATAAGATCTATGATTCATACATTCTTTTAAATTGTCTGCTATATTTTCTTTCTTAACTTTTCTACTAGAACAATAGGGACACACCAAATATCCATTTGTATTTTCTAATTCTTCTGATAGTAATACAAATTCTTTCTTGCAACACTTACAAAGAAAAGAACTATAAATACTTAGCATATCCTTACATCCTTTCATGTACCGAAAAAGCACCTAAGGGCATATTCCTTAAGTGCTTTTTCGGTACATATACACATTTAAGTAGGAGGATTTTCACCTCCTCATATTTTAATAATCTTCTAGATATAATTTTACTTACTACCATTTTACCTTATTATATTCCCTATTGAAACTCTATCTTTTCCCTTTTACATCCCTAAAGCCTCAATCCCCCATAATAAAGTACTTAATTCATTCAATACTAAATCTGACCATATTTTAGGCTGATTCTTTCCACATTTTAAAGTTCCTATTATTTCTTCATTAGTTTTTTCCTCAATGTAATACATTTCAAAAGCTCTATATTTATACTCTATACATTCTTTTTTAAATCTTCTTTTTAATATTTTCAAGGCACTGTCTACATAAGCCATCATTTTCATAGTTCTTAACTTTGTTCTTGTAATACTTGTTATCCAAACTTCATCATCTACACTGTCAACTTCTATTTCCAAATCCCCGTTGACATTTTCTATATGTTCTTTTAATTTATTATAATTTTTCATTAACAATCTTGTGTTGTGTAGCCTTTTATCTTTTTGGGTAACACTTTTTTCTTTATCATATTCTTTTATTGCTACTTTTGTAGCCTTGATAATAAACTCATCTATATTTATATTATCTACCATACTCGTCCTCCTTATATGTCTTTAACCTTGTTTTTACCGCTTCAAGTAATACATTTTGACTAACTTCTTTGTTGCCTAAGGCTTTTATAACATCTTCATCTACAGTATTCTTGCTTACTAAATGATGTATTATAACACTTTCCTTTTGTCCTTGCCTATGAAGTCTTGCATTAGCTTGTTGATATAACTCCAAACTCCATGTAAGCCCAAACCAAACAATAATATTTCCACCATATTGAAGATTTAATCCATGTCCTGCTGAAGCTGGATGTACTAAAAGTATAGGTATTTCTCCATTATTCCATTTTTTAATATCCTTTGAATCCTCTAATCCTATTGCATTTAACTTTTTAGATTTTAAAAAATTAACTATTCTATCAAAATCATGCTTAAAGCTATAAAATACCAAAACCGGTTTCCCATTAGCTACCTCTATGATATCTAATAAAGCTTTTAGTTTTTCTTCATGAATTTCTACCACAGACTTGTCCTCTGAATATATGGCCCCGTTAGATATCTGTAATAATTTATTAGTAAGTACTGCCGCATTAGCTGCTGTAATATCATCTTCACCTAATTCTAATACTAAATCCTTTTCTAGTTGCTTATACTTATTTATTGCATTTTTAGGTAAATTGATATCAATTATATTATCAATTCTTTCAGGAATATCTAAATAATCTTTGGCCATCATAGAAATACAAATATCACCTATCTTTTTATGGATCTGTTCTTCTGCTCCATCTTTTAGCTCCCAATTATAAACTACATATTGATTTCTTCTTCCTGGATTAAAATACTGTTGCCTATAACCTGTAATGGTCCTACCTAATCTTTTACCACCATCTAATAAATAAATTTGTGGCCATAAATCTATTAAACTATTAGGTGCTGGAGTTCCAGTAAGTCCTACCATTCTTTTAAAGTATGGCCTAACTTTTTTTAAAGCTCTAAACCTTTTAGCCTTAGAAGATTTAAAGGAACTTAACTCATCTATAACTACCATATCCCATAACCAACTACTAAAACATTCATTAACTAACCAATCTATATTTTCTCTATTAGTTACATAAATATCCGCATCTTTCATTAAAGCCTCTCTTCTCTGTTTTTTAGTTCCTAAGATTTTTGATACTCTTAAATGCTTAATGTGATCCCATTTGTCGACTTCTGTACTCCATGTATCTTCTGCTACTCTTAAGGGCGCTATTACTAAAATTTTATTTATATCCCCAAGAAATAATAAATTATCTATTGCAGTTAATGTACTGATAGTTTTTCCCATTCCCATATCAAGGAATAGACCTGCTGCTGGATTATTTATTATGTGATTTATTGCATATTCTTGATAACTCCAAGGTTTAAAATCCATAGTTATTCATCCCTAATCATTGCATATTCTTTACCATTAGTGTTATCAAAAATTCTAACATATTTAGTACCCTTTTTAGTTTCACATGGTATTAATGCTATGTTAAATCGAACACATAACTTATGGATTATTTCCACTATAAAACTTATCTCTTCTTTTCTTTCATTCATTTTTTAATCTCCTTTACAAAGTTATTTATCTCTTCAATACTATCTATAATTTCAACTCTAAAACCTAAAGCTTTTAATTCTTTAATTCTATATTTTTGTATAGGCCTTGGCTCTTTATTTGGTGCTTTAAGCTCTACAAAAATAATCTTTCCTTGTGGTAATAAAACAATCCTGTCAGGCACTCCTGACACTCCTGGACTTACAAACTTTAAAGCCTTACCGCCTAACTTCTCTATTTCTTTTTTAAGTCTTTTTTCAACTCTTGATTCTTCTATTTAAATCACCTTCTTTTTTAGGTGTTTACCATGTTACCAAAGTTTCTATATAATATATATCCGTGTTATTAGGCATATGGGTATATATACGTATACGCCTAATTATATAAATACTACTTATATATAATATTTTGGTAACATTGGTAACACTAGCTATATAAGCATTGATATATCTAGCTTTAAGGTGTTACCAAAAGCGTTACCAAAGTGATTTTTAATGGTAACATTGGTAACATCCTTTAATTTAATTTTGGTAACGCTAAATTTTACGTATATAAGCTCTTTGAATACCATAGACTTTACCAAATCTCAATTTACTTTTATGTCTTTCCCATTCTTTAAGCCCTTTTAGAATATCGTTAATTTCTCTACTGTGTAATGGTGTAAGCTGTTTAGGATCTCCGTTAAAAAGTTCCACCCATATTTCCATAACACAAGTTTTATCTCGTCTTAAATTGCCCTCCGGAATTTCTCCAAAATCAGTACCCTGTATATAATTTCTTCTCTCAGATAATCCTAAACTATACCAATCATCAGGCAATGGTTTGTTAAGATATTCTTCAATTAATCCGGTTTTTGCACTTTCTTCACTGTGTGCATCCTGTTGTTTTTCGGCTTCTTTTTTTTCTTCATCATTTAAGTTTAAAGGTTCTTTATTTTTCCATAGTTCCACAGCTTCGGCCCATATTTGATTGATTTCATAATCTGTTAAATCACTCCATACATATTTATTATGTTTTTGAGTACCTACATCAACTGGCCAGAACCTTCTAGAACCTGTTTTATCTCTTAAAAATTCTTTATCATTAGTAGTACCTATAAATACGCATTGTCTTTGGAAACGGCTTGTTCTTCTGCCATAAGCCACCCTATAAATATCCTCTTGTTTAGATAAAAAATGTTTTGTTGCTTCAATATCTGCTTTTTTAGTTGCTGTCATTTCTCCCATTTCAATTAACCAAAATCCTTGAAGTTGTTCATATGCTTCTTTACCACTTACGGTTGTTAAACTATCACTATACCAATCCTTACCCAGTTTTTTTATTATAGTACTTTTACCTATTCCCTGTGGTCCACTTAAAACAAGCATCGTATCAAATTTAATTCCTGGAATAAAAATTCTTGCCACTGCTCCTACTAGTGTTTTCCTTGTAACTGTTTTTATATAATTACTATCTTCAGCACCTAAGTAATCTATAAGCAATGTATTTATTCTCTCTTTACCATCCCATTTAAGACTATTTAAATACTCTTTAATAGGATGAAATGAATATTTTTCAAAAACTAATGCTAAAGCATCAGCGCATTTTGCAGTACTTGAAATACTGTAATATTTCTCAATAAATTCTCTTAATCCACTGTCATCTGTATCGCTCCAATCTGATATATTGTCTTTTTTTCTCCAAGGAAGTTGTCCAATAACTACAGCTCTGTTAGAAAACTCATTATAAGCTATCTTACCCTTAAGCATTGGGTCATTTTCTATTATTAATAAAAAGTTACTAATAGTACTTCTTACCTTTCCCTGTTCTGTGTAAGTAATTTCTTTTAACCACTCTGTATCTACTTCCTCAGTTTCAACAATACCAAAATCCTCTTGAGCTTTTTCCATTCTTTCTTTTCCTAAAGTCTGCATTACTTTTTCATCAGAACTAACAAACTCACTCATTCTAGTAAAGGATGGCATTCTATTGACTGGAGTATCCGGTTTGGCTTCATCATCTAAATAACCAAACTTATGAATTCTAACTAGGTCAAAGGAATTACATAGAATATTACTAGTTGGATCCGTACCATGATGGCTATAGCTAAATTTATTCTCATATACTACAACCCCACCAGTAGTACTCCCCTCTGCATATGTGTATCTGGCTTCATCTACACCAGGTACATATATATCATTTAAAAATTCTGCTATAGCTTCAGTTATTGTATAGGTCCTACAAAATGCCCCTATAATACCTTTCTTTTCTAGTGGGTCTTCTTGCTTTTTTATTGCATTATTTAATTTTGCCCTAGCTCTTGAACTTTCTGGCCAATAACTTACATCTTGCCACCCAAAAGTATATCTAGCTAATATTTCATCGGGATTTAACCAAGGCAAATCTTGAATTTTAAAAATATAATCTCCATCACTTGAAGTACTTGGCCAATACATTAACCTACTAGGTTCATAAGTTGTATCATCAAATTGATCTATTCCTAGGTCACTAGCTATCATTCTGGCTATAGCCTGATATTCATCTGGAAGTACCGGTCTACTTAGAGGAATTACTAACCTTAATCTTTGGTTATCTGCTGCATGAGTGTGAGTTGAATACATAGTTACTGAAAAGTCCCATAGCAGTTCAATGCTTGACCATATATCACCATTAACATAGTCTAAGTCCAAAGTTAATAATGTTCTATTCTGAACGTTCTCTGCTTTTCTACGACCATTCTTGAGGCCGCCACCTACAAATCCACCTACATCTTTAATCTTATCCTTTTCAGTTTTAGCCATTTTCTTATATTCTGCATAAGTTTCAGGTGTTCTTGTAGTATTAGATAACTTATTAACTAGCTCTGACCATAAAATATTTTTATTTTTCCAATGGGTTTCTTTTCTGCTTTTTCCGGTAGCTATAGCTATGGATCCATCATATTTAATTTTAGGCTTATCTTCTGTTTTATAAGCTTCCAAAGTATCACCTCTTTTCTATATAAAAGAATGTTCTTTTTATTTACCCTATTTCTCTACATATCTATCTACATTTTTTATCATAAAAGTTATGGATCCATCCCCATTATTTTGAATGCCAAATCTATTAATATCTTTATAAGCTTCTTCAGTTATACTAATTTCGATATCACTATCTATCTTAAGTTTTAATTTACTAAGTCTTTTTTCTAAGTATTCTTTATCGACTTTTACCTTTTCAATGTCATTGGCTTGCATATAAGCGATAAAATCTTTCTTACTTTCTTCAAAAGGTAAAATCTTTGAAGCAAAATTATATATGTCTATTTCTTCATTTTCTCTAAGTTCACTTTTAATAAAACTTCTTATTTCCTCCGCTTTTACTGCATCTTCTTTTAAATTACCTCTTGTCCAATTCTCTACCGCATTCATGAAAAACCTTGTATTATCTCTATCATTATCAATTAATAGGCATTCAAGGAATTTTTCTGTAAAATAGTCCGTTCCATATTCATCACTTTTCTTACTTTTAACTTTATCAAGTACCAAAAGATTATACTCTTGGCCATTACGTATAGGTCTAATAAAAGCAGCCTTTTGAACTTTTTTAGTTGCTGGTAGCCCTGTTGTTATAGGAGTTATATTAATCACTACATTATCATCGATAAATCAATCTCATGTGTATATTGCCTAATATAATCAAGCTTAAGTATTCCTAACATAGGACCATACTCAGTACTAATAGATACAACAAATAAATTACAAGATGGTATATTAATATCAGATTTCATAAAACTAAATAAGTTATTAGCTATACAATTTGAAGCCTCAAGCAAATCAATCTGTCCATTTAAATAGTCCTGGCTAGTTTCTCTTATCGCAGTACTACTTTCTTTAAATATTGCATATTTTAAATCATTATCTTTGAGTATCCTTTCAATATGACTTAGAATAAATTTATACACTTCATCAGTAAGGGCTATTTTATAATTATTTAATATAGGTTCATCTGAATTATTGTCCAGTACATGAAGTACTGCCTCATTTATTGAAATATCTCTAATCTTATCCATAGTTTTTACACTCTCCTTATAAATTATTTTATTTGAATTGTGAATTATCATATTTTCTTCTTTCTATACCACTCTAACAATTCTTCGGTATCTCTTGCTATACACTCGAAACCCTCTTCTTGGTCAAACCTATCTCCAAATTCAATTGTATCTGTGAGTTTAAATAATTCCTCTGTTGCTTTTCCTATTTCTGCAATCCTTGATAATTCATTGTTAAGCATATTCATTTCAACCCCTTTACTTCGTCCTTATTTCATATTCCGCCTTAATCTTTCATATAGTAGCTACATTCATATCCATCAGCTTTCAAAGGTAATCCTGGAGCCCACTTTATTGGCTGACCCATTAATTCATTTATTTCTTTAACTGTAGCCCTATCTTTTGGTATATCTAATACAACTTCATCATGCACATGCATTACTATGTCATACCCTGTTTTATCTACTCTAAACATGGCTTCTCTTAAACAATCTCTAGATGTAGCCTGTACTATATTCTCCACTAGTTTAGGACCATAAGTATCTATTCTTTTCCATTGCTTAGATGTTTGTTCCATACCTTCATAGGTAATTTTATCCCCACTAAAAGTCTCATGAGGTTCAATCTTTGGCCTTATATAACTTAGCTTTCTTCCGCTAGGCAATTGTATAAATAAAACTCCTGGATCATATATAAATTTAAGTCCATATTGCAAATTTACTGTAGTTCTTTCTCTTATAGCCTTTTTAGCAGCCTTGTCTACATCCCACCAAAATTTAGTTATATTAGGATTAGCATTTCGCCAACTTTTAACTAGTCCCGGAAGTTCTTCTTCTGGAATACTCTTTTTCCTATCCATTGAACTAAGAGCTCCAACACTTCCGCCATATCCAAGTGCCAATTCTGCTATTTTTCCTTTTTGCCTTAACTCTGAACCTTTTTTTATACTTTCTATTGGAACTTTAAACATTTGACTAGCTGATGCTTCATATATCTTCCCATGAGTACTAAAAACATCTAATCTCCATTGCTCTCCCGCAAACCATGCGATAACCCTAGCTTCTATAGCACTAAAGTCTGATACTATAAATTTATTACCTTCTCTAGGTATAAAAGCTGTTCTTATTAACTGGCTCAATGTATCTGGAACACTATCAAATAAAAATTCTACTTCCTCAAATTTTCCCTCTCTAACAAAATTCCTAGCATTGTCTAGATCGGGTAAATGGTTTTGTGGTAGATTTTGAACTTGTACTAATCTTCCTGCCCATCTACCAGTACGATTAGCACCATAGAATTGTAATAGTCCTCTTACCCTGCCATCTTTACATCTTGCATTTTGCATTGTGTCATATTTCTTAATAGAGGTCTTGGCCATTAATTGCCTTAGTTCTAACATTTTTATAACTTCACTCTTATTTAAAGACTTAGCTTCTTCAATAAGTCCTGGAATACTTGTTTTAGTTAAGGACTTTACCTCTCTTCCAAGCCTTTCACCAATCCACTTTTTTATTTGTGTAGGACTGTTTGGATTTTCAAGCCCTGTAAGTTCAATAGCAGCCTTTGTTAATCTTTCAGTATAGTTTGTATCACACTCAATAGCCTGTTTTATGAGTATTAAATCAGTACCAATCCCTCTGTCATTTATTCTTTGGTCCAGCTGCCATAATTTTTGTTCTTCTATTTTAATTTCATATTTATTTAATAAATTTCTTATTTCTCTTTCTACTTCAACATCTCGCTTACAGTATTCTTTAAAAGTTTCCCATTTCTCCATATCATGTTCTGGAAGATTCCTGGTTCTCTTACCATTAGTTTTAGTAGGTTTACATGGTTTACAAAAATATTGTATTAATGCTTTACCCTTTTTCATCTTTTGCTTATCTTCTTCAAAATTAAGTGCTTTACCAACCATATCCAACGAACTTGGTAATCCTAGTGTTAAAGCTTTTACCATTGTGCATTCCCATTGTTCCGGTGGGCATAAAGCTGGGTATTGATTCTTTATTGAATTTCTTTCAAAGTTAGCATTAAATGCGGTTTTTATAATGCTTGGATCTGTTAAGGCATAAAATACATTGCAAGGTAATTTTTCTCCATTTGTTAAATCTACTATTTGTACTGGTTCATCATTGAAAGCATAGGCAAATAATAATATTTCAAAATCAGGAGACTCACAATATTTATAAGCACCTGAAGTCTTTATATCTATACTGCTATATGTTTCAACATCTATAGATAAAGTATCAATAAATATCACCATCTTTCTTAGTAGTATTGGATTTATAAATTAACTTCCTTGCTATTTTCATCTACAGTTATTTTGAAACCGCATTTACAAATCCTTGTATAAGTATCATCTTCAACTATTATTCCACCTTCACCATTCCCAATTTTATCATTTCCACATTTAGGACACTTCTCATATTTTTTCATTATAGGTATTAACTCTCTAATATTCATTTCTGAACCTCCAATCTCTGAATTGTGATATTATTTATATATCATTGGCTTATTATCTTTCTTTGGGTATTGTTGTAAAATGATAGATTCCACATAACTTTTATTAATGTATTTATTTACATATTCCATATGGTCTACAGAATCTTTCATAGTATAAGTTGCTTTGCTTTTATCATTACATTTTATAAATAATTTTTTCATATCTATTACTCCCTTAACAATAATTTGAAATTGTGAATTATTGTATAGTTAAGGGTGAGTTTGTACTCACCCTATATGTTTTAGCCTAAGAAATCATCTTCTGCGCTTTCTATAGCTTCAAAGTCATCTTCTGCTCTTGTAAATCCACCTAATGGCTCACCATCTTCTAGCTTTTGAACATTACCTAATCCACAAGCAATACCTTTATTACCACTTGCACTGTAAGCATAGAAATTAAGAGTAAGTCTTGCATAGCAGCCGCTGTATACTTCTGTAGCATCTAATACAGGCTGTACATTTTTATCAACAATTCCAGGTTTATTTTTGCTGTTAGCATTTAAGTAATAACAATTTGCATAGGCTTCATCATCTGGCCTGTCTATATCGCCATCATGAAGTGGAGTTTTTAAATTAGCAGGTACTTTACCACCAAACTTACCCTTACCCTGTTCTTTAGCTTCTGCTACTGCTTCTTTTATAGCTTTTAATGTCTCTATATCAGTCTTAGGAATTATTACACTTACGCTGTATTTTGGCTCTTGTCCCTCCATTGCTCTTGGCTCGAATAAATTTGCATAGCTTAATCTAACCTTTCCTGTAGTTACCTTTGTTCCTGTTCTTTTTGCTTTTATCATAATTAATCTCTCCTCTTTATAATAATTTTCTTTTTGTATCTCTTCTTCTACATAATCCATATACATAAGATACCTCTTTATTTAAAATCTGCTTCAGCAGAATTATAAACTGGTCTTTTATCTGTTATAGTTGCTAAAGTTGGCTTGCCTTGTGGCTTTATAATATAATCACCTAATAACTTAGTAACTTCTTTCTTACCTATAGCTTTTTCCATATTTGTAATTCCTGTAAGTTTTTTAGTATATATAATATCTTCTAAGAATCCTTGTTCTAAAAGTATTTTTCCTATTTTCTCTTCATCAGTCCACTTCCTATTACTTCTGCCTTCAACAACTTTAAACCCGTCAAATTCCTCACCTTTTAATGCCTGTTCTAATGCATATTCTTGTACATCTTTAGCCCAGTTAATGAGTTCATCAGCTTTACCTAGAATAAAGGCTATATCGTTATTATCTAAGGTATTTGGCTCTTGAAAATCATATTGTGCTAATTTCATATTCTTATCAGCTCTAGCTTTACATACTGCTTTAGCTCTGCAAAATTTACAGTGATCTCCTGCACAAAATTCTCCTTTACCTTCATAAGCTAATTTAGCTATAGGTTTTAATTCTTCTTCTGCCCACTTAAGCAATTCTTCTACTTTCATTTCATCTGTAGATATAGAATCTAACCTAGGTTGTATAATTGTCATTTTTATATTTTCTATATCATATAAAAAACTAAACTCTGCTATAGCTCCTAATGCGTATAATCTCATTTGTTTATTATTAACTGCACTTACGGAAACACCCTTACCATACTTTAAATCGCATATTTCCATTGTTCCATCCGCAATTATTACAAAATCTCCAGTACCAAAACCATCAGGTACCCATTCACTAAAGTCTAATCTTTGTTCTATTTTAAATAATGCATCTGGTGTTTTAGTCTTAGCTTCTGCAACTTTTTCCATGCAAGTATCTACATAAACTTCTACATAATCTGGCATATCTTTTGTGAATAGTTTGTCTGCCTCTATTTTCTTGAACTCAGAATTATATTTCCTTGTGGATATAAGTTCTAAATTTTTCTTTAAACCTAACTCTCCTAATTCATGTGCTAAAGTTCCTTCCTTAGCAAATTCACTACTTTTATTAGGATAATTTTCTTCTAATCTTGCACTAGGTGGGCATGCAAGCCAACGACTTGCCCCACTAGCACTAAGTATTGCATGTTTTGCCATTATAGTAGCGCCTCCACTTCTTTTATTACTGCAGCATAGTGTTCTTCTTTTAATTCAGGCAGTTTACTAGCTCCATATTTTGCGGTTATCTCCTTAGCCTCTTTCTGTTTACCTGCTTGGATTAACTTTGTAAATACTGCTCTTACCATTTCTTTTGTAATCTCAGTTTTAGGTTCTTCTACTGGTTTATCTTCTTTCTTAGTTTGTTCTGTTGGTGGATTCTCTTCTTCTTTAGTATCTTGTTTAGGTGGGTCTATTGATTTAGCTTCCTCCTTCTTAATATCTTTCTTAACTTCTTTTTTAAGAGTTTCCTTGATGGACCCTTTCTTTTCTGTAGATGCTTGTCCTACTTGCTTAGGCTCTATTTTTTGTATAATATTAGTAGTAGTACCAAAAGTATTAATAAAATTTAATAACTCCTCATTTGAATTAAATTCTGCTGTAATTTTCATAATTATTCTTCCTCCTTAAATTTATTAACTTGTTTAGTTGCCAAGAAACATTTTCGCTCCATGGGCTTCTATATCAACTTTTTGAACTACCCATTTAGTTGCTTGCTCTACTCTGCTTTTAGTTTCTGAATACCTCTGAAATATTGCTATTGAATATGAGTTATTAGCTTCTACAACTAATACATCACCATCTTTTAAGTTCTCTATATCTGTTTTATAAGAATATTCTTGACCAAAACTTCCTCTTAGGAACTTAACCATAGCTACTTTTTTAGACAATTGCTTATCTTACCCCTTTCTGCTATACTGTATTTAGGTTTTTTAATTAAATTTATTGGTGGCTTAAGCCATCTCTTTTTTTATACTACTTACTTGAAATCTTAAATAATCTAAAGTTTCTCTCATTAATCTACTAACATTACCTTTGGAACAACCAATTTTCCTGGCTATTTCTACTTGAGTAAAACTTTGTATATAGTGCATTACTATAATTTTTTTAATTTTTCTGGTAGGCTATCTATTAAAGTTTTTATTTCTATTTTTTCAAAGTTTAAAATCATAATTCCCAATTGAATCTATATAGGTTATTTCATTATCAGCCCCATCTATAGGCACGTCTAAACTATAAGGAGCAATCCCCTCTAATCTCTCTTCTCTATTCTTGCCGTACCATTTATCACTTTCTATCATTCTTAATATCTGTCCATCTACGTAAGGATAAGCATATGTGCTAAATTTTGCTCCCCTAGTACTATCAAATCTATTTGCGGCTTTCATAAGACCTAAGCATCCTTCTTGGAATAAATCTTCATAGGAGTATTTATGCTTAAATTGTTTATATCTTTTATTTGTAATAACATATACAATCCCTAAATGTTCCTCAGCATTAATCATTTATACCTCACCTCCTTATTCCTTTGTATCTGTTGCATTTCTTATAATTGTCACAACAATATTGTTGAAAATATTTTGTTCTAGATTCTGTATCTAAAAATTCTAGCCTGTCCTTTTTATGAAAGCAGTTAATATAATATTTATGTCCATTAGACCTACTTTGAAAATCTGGGCATTTAGCTTTATTCAATTTTTATAACCCCCTAAATTATATTTACAAGTAATATAAATATTGGAACTAAACAAACTGCTATCCAGCCTCCCTTATTTTCTTTTAGTAATCTTTTTAAATCTAGTATCATAAGCGCTGTGATTGCGATCAGACTATATAGTGTTGTTATAGCTTGTCCCATTGCGGTCAACATCTACACCCCCTAAGCTTTTACCCCATATTTAATAGCCATTTCTTTAACTATAGCCACATAACCCTCTATAAGTTTCTTATCATCACCTATTACGCTTACTTTATTTAATTTATCTCTTTTAGATTTACACACTCCTTCATCTGCCATTCTTCTACGTTTATTAGTAAGTCTTTGTTCTAAATTAACCCCCATTCTTTTATCTAGTAATTTATAAATCTCTCTTCTTACTTCCCTGATGTATTCATTCCCACCAAAGTTTGAGCTATTTTATTTATTAACTTAGTAGAATCTTCTTTCCATGATGTAGTATCTAATTTAACCACATCCCTAATAGCTTGTACCTCTTCTTTGGTTTCTTGCACTGCTGCATTTAATTTCTTTTGTTCTAGTTCTGTAGTTGCTAATGCCTTAAATAAATTATTAAACATTTGTAGTTCTGGACTAAGTTGATTTACTTCTACTTTATTTTCTTTTACTCTAAAATAAGTTTCTTCTAAACTGTCGAATTGCTCCCAGGCCTTATCGGTATCAAGAATTTTACAATGTCTATTAGCTCCTCTTTCTGTCCAGAGGTACAGTTTATTTACATTTGGAGCGACTTCGATATTATCTATGTTGCGTTTAAAATCCCTTAAATCATCACCTTTAAGTAAAAAATAGTGTTTATTTAATATAAATTTATCTGAGTGATTATTAAAATTTTGTTGTATTTGAGTTTCGTTACATTGATAAACCTCTGCTAATTGTTTTGTAGTTAAAATCCTTTTATTATTAACTACTATTGGTTTTATTTCTGCTATTACAGGTTGTCCATTTTCTATAGTTAAAATCACTTTCTCCATGTTTTTACCTCCTATAAAATTTAAAGTTAATTACTTTACATCTGTAAGTATTTAAAATGATTAATTTTTCTTTTCAAGTTCTTTTAAATCAGGACCTAAAACCTTTGCTGCATTGTTATCATATAGCTTTAAAAGTGCTTCCGTTACTAGTGCCGAAGTATTCTCTCCCATTATTACCTTTACTTTTATATTTTTTTTATCCATGGTTTCCCCCTATACCTTGCTAATCCATAGTATGCATTAGCAAGGTATTATGATAATTCTTTTTTTACCGTTTACAGTAATAATTTTAAATTTAAAATTTCATTTCTTTTTCTCCTCCTCGAAAAATATTTCTTCAATGGAACAATCTAATACACTTGCTATTTTTTTAGCTGTAGAAACTAATGGTTCTCTAGTACCGTGTACTAATTCGTGCGCAGTAGCTTGTCCTATATCAGCCTTCTTTGCTAGTCGATAAACCGACATCTTTTTAGTATCTAGCATTTTTTTAATTTATTCATTTGGCATACTTCCCTTTCTTTTATTTCCGTAATCGGGATTACAATTGAATTATATTCCCTAATTCAGTAATATTCAAACCAAATATATCCTTTATTTTAAAATATATTTGATTTTCTTTAATTTGCTTTAATTTACTTCAGAAATCTCTTTATTTTATTACCGTAAAAAGGAATAATTCACAACTTTTATTTCCTTTTACAGAAATATGTCGTAAATATTTTGTTTACTATATTAAATTAAAAATTGTATAATAGTTTTGTAAACGGAAATATATTAGGAGGTACCAAAATGATTTCAATATTAGGACAAAATATAAAAAAAATAAGAACTGAAAAAGGACTAAGTGCATATAAATTAAGTAAACTTGCTAAAGTAGGGACGACAACGATAAGTGAAATTGAAAACGGGAAAAGACAAAGTTTAAATTCTACTACTATAGAAAAAATAGCAAATGCGTTAAATATATCTACTGATAAACTTATGGATGTAGAAGAAAATAAAGAGTACGTTGTAACAGATATAGAACAAACTATTAAACTTGTATTAAGCTCTGATGAATTGGTACTTGATGATATTAAACTAAATGAAACTGAAAAATTACAAATTGAGAGTGCATTAAACGCAACATTTGCAATAATAAGGAATCAGAGAAGGAGATAAGATAATGAAGCGTATAGCTATATATTCTCGTAAATCTAGAGAAACAGATACTGGAGAGAGTATAAAAATCAGATAGATATGTGCAAAACTTACTTCGACAGAGCAAATGAAGAGTGTTCATTTGAAGTGTTCCAAGATGAAGGTTTTAGTGGTGGTAACACTAATAGGCCTTCCTTTCAGAGGATGTTGGAACTTGCAAAGCATAAACAATTTGATATTATTGCAGTTTATAAAGTCGATAGAATTGCTAGAAACATTGTAGACTTCGTGAATACATTTAATGAATTAGAAGAGCATGATGTTAAGCTAATCAGCATTACGGAGGGCTTTGATCCAAGTACTCCAATAGGTAAAATGATGATGATGTTATTAGCCTCTTTTGCTGAAATGGAGAGAATGAACATAGCTGAAAGAGTTAAAGATAACATGAAAGGACTTGCTAAGATAGGTCGTTGGAGTGGTGGAACACCTCCTACTGGATATAAAAGTAAAACTATAACTGTAAATGGTAAGAAAGAAACTTATTTGGAATTAATACCAGAAAAAAAGCAATTATTAATCTCTATATTTGAAAAAGCTTCGGATGGATATACTACGTATCAAATAGGGGAAATGTTCAGCATGTCTCCTAAAACAATTTCTAATATTATAATTAATCCAACTTATGTTAAATCAGACGAATTAAGTGCAAATTATTTAAAATCTATTGGCTATGATGTTTTTTGTGAATTGAATGGTAATGGATATTTAGCCTACAATAGACGACCTAAGAAAAAGGGTAAGAAATTATTTAATGCTAAAGGAATGTTTGTTGCTGTATCTTTACACGAAGCTCCAATTGATTCTAAAACATGGATAAAAGCCAATAACAACCTCAAAGATCGTGCTACAGAAGCTAAACCCAGAATCTCAAATAATAGTTTTTTAGCTCATCTGGTAAAATGCTCTTGTGGTAGTGGTATGTATATACATACCGGACATAAAAAAAGGATGGTACTAAAAATACATACTTTGTATGCTCTAAAAAGAAAAGTAAAAATAAATGTGCATCTAAATGGTTAAGAATAGATGTTGTGGAAGCAGAAGTTATTAATATCTTAAAGAAAATTTCCTCAAATCCTAAGATTTTAGATGTCTACTTAAAGAAAAAAAACAATTCTGTAAATTACGTGGAATCAATCAAAAATATAAAAAAGCAGATTAATAAAAATACTGAAGCAATAAATGCTCTAACTGATAAATTAGTATTGTTAGAAGGTGCTTCTATTGATATAGTATCTAAAAAAATAAAATTCAATAGCTAA